AGGGGAAGGGGAGCATGCAAATTGCCTCAGAACTGAGTCGGTATGCAGGTTCCATTGAAAGCATTTCAGCTTTAAAAAGAAAAATCACTCCTGAAGAAAAATCAACAGGAAAATCAACAGGAAAATCTACGAGTGAATTGTTTGCCGAAAAAGCCAAAGATGAGTTTGTGAAATTTACAGGAGAACACTTGGGATTGCTTGATTTTTCCAAATTTTTATGGGTTGCCATGGACAACGATTCGGAAAATTTAAGTGACGGAATTTTGTTGCCAGTAGAAAAAAGAAAAGATCATGTTATTTATATGCCAGGAGATTTAAAGGCAATCCAACCTTATTCTTATGTATACAGCGCTTTTGGGAGGGGCGCATTAAATAGGTGTATGTTTCTGGCGATCATGGCAAGCAACGATCCAGGTGATACATTGTTGCAAAGAGAAACAAAAGATTCTTTTGAAAGTGACATTAGGATATCTACTTTAAGAAATATCAAAAAGAAAAGACAAGACAAAGCGAGGGGTATTGGTGATGATTCCTATTCACTTGATCGTGGTAAAAAAATTGGGCAAAAGTCAGAACTAGAACCATCAAATGATTCATCTGGTAATTTTATAAAAGAAATATCAAATAAAGTAATTTTAGCAATGGAAAATCGACAATCATTTAGAAGGTCGCTTTTGGCTGCCAAAAATGTGAAACCATTTTTGGAAAAAATTGGTTCTGGTGATACATCTGTTGGAATCGAAGTTGTCTTGAGAGCTATTACATTATTTGTAAAATATTTACCACAAGCAAACCAAAAAGCCTCAATGTTTTTTGGAAGTATTTTAGATGAAGAGCTTGGAGATATTAACTCGCATGCTTTTACGAGTATAAAAAAAACAACATTTACTTTTATTGATGGAATAGTCAAAGAAATGGACGATAGGCGCAATGAAAAAATTGATAGTGGAAAAGAACATGTTCAAAAAAGCGACATCAAAAACATTTACAGTAAAATATGGGAAGGTTTAAACAAAATTACTGGTAATTTTTTGCGAGATAAAGGTCTTGACTTGCCAAAGATTCCAGACAAATCTGAATCTGCTAAATTGCGGGATGATCACAATCTAGCTCTTGAGCAAGGGAAGAAATTGGTCGATGTCACTACTGGTTCTGGAATGTATGGAGCACATACAATTTTAACTTATGATGATGGACATAAGCTTGAAATAGATGGTTATCCTCCAGATTGGCTTGAAGAATTAATGAAAACATTGCCAAGATTTAACAGAAGATCCAAATAGGCAAATAAAAAAACAATAAAAGTTATTGAATCAATTGAGTGGGAGGAAAGTTGGCTCTTAGAAATCTTGATGGAACATGTTATCAGACGCTAGGGAGTGTGCAACAATTCAACCCACTTGCACCAGAGCATGATCTGTTCAATCAATGGGATCAAGAGTCTTTGATGCGGGGTGGTTCGCCACTGTACTACTATGAAGTTTTCATCCAGCAGCAGACCGTTGATCCACTATACCTTGAAGATAGAGGCAAGATATTCAGCAATAACCCAATTCAACTATGGTGTGCATATGAGCCAATACCATCACAGAATGAGTTGTCTCCATTTGGCATAGACAGCCCAGACGAGATGGTTTTTGAGGTAAATTACAGAACTACCTTAAAGACAATAGGTCATCCTCCAAAGATTGGCTCAAGAATGTTCAGCCCACACTTGAGAGAAAACTGGATGATAGTACAGAGAAACCTCGGAGAGTTTAAACTTTGGGGCGCACTCAGACTTGAACTTGTATGTCAAAGATTCCAAGAGTCAGTCACCACAGGTGAGGGTGATGTAACTCAAAAACAACCAGACCTTAAAATAAAAATTGTATAGGAGAAATAATGAAATCATTCTTTGAATTTATGGAAAAGATAAGACGGGAAAAATCAATCAACGAGCAAGACGGACCAATGCAAGCTTCTGGCCAACCTGGTCAACCACAACCAGTCCAGCCACCAGCCAATCCCGTAGCACCCGACGCAACTCCCGAGCAACAAGGTGCAGGCCAAACATCAGATCCAGCTCATGATAGCGAATTTGAGAAGCTTGTACAGATCATGAAGTCGTCAATGGATAGCCTTGACGATGACAATCGTAAAAGAATAGAAGATTTTTTAAAGGACAATGACTTGATGGATGCTGATGCGAGTGCAGATGATAAGGGTGAGAAAAAACCAGCAGACGCAGCACCGCAACAACCAGCAGATCCAGCAATGGCACAAGCGCAAGCGGGACAAATGGCTGCTGCGACACCACCATTAGCACCTGGAGCTGGGGCTACTCCACAACAATAGTGAAGTTCTGCTGAGCTACAATGTTGGGCGGATTAATCTTTACAATTAAGAGTCTTGGCATAATCGGCCTTGGCAGATTATTTTCCATGAATATCAGGGGGCTTATGCCCCCGCTCTTTTTCGTGAGCTTGTACGCCGGGATCTTCATTTTTTCCTTTGAGGAGTTTTCTCCTAATGTTTCCTCTTGGCTTGGACTTAACTATTTCAATGTGCTTTCCAACATAGGGACATCCATTCTTCGCTGCAACAGTGGATAGCTTCTTATACTTATCATCGAATTGATGTCCACCTTCAGAGTGCCATGTTTGACCAGCGATACTTCTTGCGTTGTCTGCAATGGCGCCATCAAGGTATCCACGATGATATACTTCCTTGTCGGTCATCTTTTCTATATCATAGGACACCTTCTTTGGAATTATAAGAACTTGGGCATATGGCTCATTGCTACGAAATATGTAACGCTGTCCCTCTGCTGGGTTTTTAAACACAACAAAAAATATTTTTGGCCACCAGCTTGTCTGCAAGTGACCTGGAACGACACATGGAACCGTTCCGGTAGTGTCGGTGTAGAATCTTGGGTGTGACTCTAGCCTAAGCACTTGCGCATCTGGAACTTCGATATCAAGGCACGATGTCATGCCAAAGTGACCATCAGCAAAACATGCAAATGGAGGAAGTGTCACTCCTTGTGGCTTTGTGATCTCATTTTCCATTGTGAAGTCACCTTCAAAGCACATTTTGCCATCACGCATCACCGCATGACATTCGGTAGAAAATGGGTAAGTAAGCTCCAAGCCATATATTGAACCATCCACAAATGGTTGGCAATGCCATGGTTGAGCCTTACTTCCAGTTTTGTGCGTGTGATCACAGCCGCTCCAACCTGGAATACTTAATTTTATTGGTTTTGGCGGAGTTGCATTATGCCATGAGCGATACTTTACTCTAATACTTTCAGACATTTTGGTAGTGTGCCTCATAACTAAGTAAGGTGAACATGAACGACATCAACCATCCATCCAAAGGACTCAATGAGTGTAACTCAAAGAGTCCGCTGCATTATAACCCCAACAACGATCCAGTTCCAGAGAATTGTGACCCAGGAAACGCAACAAATAGCCGTGCGGTAAATGATGAGTCATTGAACTGGCTCAAAGACACAACCAATAAAAAAGTTGGTCTTGGTAGCGCCGCAAACTGCGACCCTATGCAGACCGGTCAGATATTGAATGACACGGCAGAGCCAAACAGAAATACCATTTACAGGTACTCGAAGGCAAAGAGGGGTTGCGATGACGCAATGCGTGACCTTTTTACAAATATCGTTGTGATTGATGAGAATGGCAAGGCACACCCAATACCAATAATTTGGGGAACACAAGAAAAAGCTGTCGCAGCAATACTTCTTGACAATGTACGCAAGGATGAAACACTAGTCGTAGATAGGATCAAGTTGCCAATGCTCGCCATACATGATAGCGATATACAGTTTAACACCAATAGATATGTTTACCATAAAGCTCTGGATTACAGAAGATATTTGCGTGAAGACAACAAGCCAGGCTTTACCACGAGTGAAAAATATAATCGTGATACAGTATTCGGTTTTGCAAGAGGTATACCAGTCGATATATCATACACATTGTACGCATGGACTATGTACATGGAAGACATGAATCAAATTCTAGAGCAAATTTTGTTAAAATTTAGCCAAACGGCATATATAACGGTGACTGGCGTTCCGTATGAGATTATAGTAAAACTTGACTCTATTGCCAACAATCTGGAATACGAACCAGGTGATCAAGCAATTAGAATTATAAAATATCAGTTTCAAATGACTACTGAGACCTATATACCTCAACCGATCACCAGACAAAAAGCGGTGCTCAAAACCAAGATAGACTTGGTTGATGGGTTAACCGAAGATCAGATACATGAGGTTATGGCGAGATTGGAAGAAAGTGCAAAGGAACTTAAATGTTAGAAATTAAAAACAAGCATCGATCTCCAGTCCAGTTGATTATAAGGTCAAGGAAGTCCCCTCGCTCATTCACTTGCTTAAACATCCCAGGCACCGGATGTGGAAAAAATATTTTTTATTTAGAAGATGAAAGAGCAACTGAATACATAGACAGAGCAGTCAATGATGGATTAATCTCTGTCAAACAGGTACCGAATAATTATTTGTCAAAAAAGGGAGAATAGACTATGGCGATTTTAAAAGGGTTTCCACCATCGAACACAATTAGTCCTAGTGTTAGAATTGCAGAAAAAGACCTTAGCTTTGTTCTGCCAGAACAGACACTACACAGGGCTGCTTTAATTGGATTTGCCAGCAAAGGCCCAATTAATCTTCCTACTGTAATTGCTTCTCAGAGACAGCTGAGAAGGACTTTTGGAAATCCCCATCCAGAAACTGGCGATCCATACTTGATCTACGCAGCGGAAGCATACCTCTTGGTTGCTAACGAACTTTATGTAGTTCGTGTGGCTGATACCGATCCAGTAAGCGACGAATCTGCAACGGTTGCAGAAATTAATGTTCCAGCAGCTGGAACAATCATTGAAGTTGAATCTGCGACCGCTGGACCATACACATTTGACCAAGACTCCTTCTTTAGATGGAGACTCAATGGAACTCTCAGCGAGAGAACACTTGTTGTTCTTGAAGATACTTATACCGTTACTGAACTCGTCAATACCTTAAATGACCAAATTGACCTTCAGAATGATGGAATTGAGTTTTACGAAAGCGATAGTGCAACTATTAGTGTACGCAGCAAATGGGCATATGGACCAAGTGCAGAACTTGAATTTGTATCCGTGCAGAATGCCATTTATGGTGGACTCGTATCCGAAGGAAACCCTACTGGTCTTGGAACTGGGATGTTAACCGCATCAGTTATTGGATCCATGTCAATGTTTCCTAATGTTGGCTACCAAACCCCAGGCGTATACGATCTCAATGGCTACACCGGCCTTACACTTGAAATCGTTGTTGATGGAACTGACAATGTGTTGATTGACAACATTGTTCAAACCATTAGCCTTGCCGATCTTGAAGGAAGCAGCTGGACTGCAAATGAAGTCGCTGAAGAGTTCAACAACCAGAAAGTATCTAATGGCGGAGCCCTTCCTGGCGGTTGGATTGCAGCTGTTGAGGGTGGCACATCACTATCCTTCTATACACTGCATCATGGTCGTGACGCACGCTTGCGTATCAAACCAACTAGCACCGCAGAACAAATCTTTGGTCTTTCAACCACAACTAAAATTGGCTTAAGCCCAACGGGCGTAACTGGTGATGCTGCGGATGATTTCTCT